GCACCTGTCATTGATGAATTTACTAAAAACCCTATCTGATTAGTAACAGTACTACCTGCACCAAAAGCAAGTTGGTCAATATTATAGTGTGTTATACTACCTAATGTAAACGATGCAGCAGCAGTACTTGCTCTTGTTCCGTAATAAATAGCAGCACTTGTAACATCTGATTGAACAATAGTGTCGCAATATATTCCATAAGAAAGAGTTGAACCTGTAATAGTTTTACCAATTCTTAAATTTACTCCTGTTAAATTTGTAGTACCAATTCCCAATGAACCTGCTAAATAGTTGTTAGCAGTGCCATCCATATATAGATTCCAACGATTAGTGCCGCTTGCAATTGAACCCTTAAATCCATAGTTGTTTGTAGCTCCAATAAGAGTAGCTGATGCATTATATCCTACTTGTGTAGTTATAGCAGAACCTGAACCTATTGTTGATTGGTCTGCTCCATAATGAATATAAGTACCTAATGTAAAAGCTGCAGCTTGTGTTGTAGCTGAATTATAAAATCCATATGCATTTGAAGTAACACCACTTTGAACTACTCCACCTTGAACAATCCCTATTGAAGTAGTAGAACCTGTTATTGTTTTGCTAACATTTAAACTTGAGTTAGTTAAACTTGTACTACCTATCCCCAATGAACCTGCCATATAGTTGTTAGCAGTGCCAGATGCATATAAATTCCATCTACCAGTTCCACTTGGTATTCCAAGAAATACACCATAGTTATTTGTTGCTCCGACTAATGTTGAATCTACAAATAAACCAAATTGGTTTGTTATAGCACTTCCTGCACCAATTGAACCTTGTTGCATATAGAAGTGATAATAGCCATTTAAAGTAAACGCAGCAGCCGCAGTTGGTTGTCCACTTAAATAAGCTATTGCACTTGTAGTTACATCACTTTGTATAGTTCCTTCAGAAGAAATACCATACATTGTTGTTGCTCCAGTTAAAGATTTAGCAACTCTTAAAGAATATGTAGATAAACCAGTAGAACCTATCCCTAATGAACCACTTGAAATTGTAGTATTTGAACCTAAAGTAATCAAAGAACCTGTATCAGTAATATTACTATTTCCTATTGTAGATGCAGCGGTGAATTTAGGTAAAGTGTTTGTTGTACCTGTTCCTGTTACAGGATTAGTTAAGGTTGATGTACTACCATCAGCCATTAAGAATTGTGCTGATGTACCACCACTCTTTACTAAAGTAGTTGCGTTTAATGTACCTATTATCGTTGCTGCGTTTCCGCTTCCACTTGTCTTGTTTATGTATAATCCTTCGCCACTACCACCTTTAGTAATATTCAAAGCTATCCCTGCACCGCTTGAATGATTAATAGCAAATGTATCACTACCACCACTTGATGCAAAAGAAGCAGTTGTAGCAATTAAACCACCATATAAAGTAGTTCCTGCACCACCTCCACCTCCCATTAAAGCAATATGAGTTCCACTATTTGAATAAATATTTAAACCACCACTACCAATAGCTTTTAATTGATTAAGATTAACAATGTCTGTAGTTAAATCAAATGTACCTAAATCAAGATTAGCAGTTGCTCCTGTGTAGGGAACATAACCTGTTAATATCGGAAAGGTTGTTAAGTTTCCTGCTCCGTTTACATACTGAAGATTAGTTCCGTTAAATCCTATGTTAATCGTTCCGCTTGTAGTAATGGGCGAGCCTGTAATATTTAAACTATCTCCGCTTTCAGTAACCGCTACACTTGTAACTGTTCCTGTTGCTCCTGAAGCCCTTTGCCAAATAGAACCTGAATAAATAACTTGGTCGCCTACCACAAAAGCTATCGCACCAGCACCAAAGTCAACAGTTCCTGCAACATTACATAAGTAAACATCTCCTTGATTTCCTGTGCCATTTACAAGGGTTGGTGTGTTAGTCGCAGCACTCCAAGTACCCTTGTACTCCATAACAGAGTTGGGTAACTGACTTACTAAAATCTTACCATTTACATCAAGTCTTGGTACACCATTAGCAACATCAAAAGCTACAGAACTTAATACCCCACTTGTTCCAATAATTACATCTTGTAAATTCCTAACTTTCGCACCTCCAGTAATCTGTATCTGTTGACTCATTCTATTTCTAATTAATTATTTAGTAATCATTCTTACAAACTCATCCACTTCTAGTGGTCTTGCCGTTGCAAAGGTAAGAACTCCTGTGGCACTATTAAAGGTAACATTCTCATCCGTTGGTACACCGCTTGTAGCTATCGTTCTAACCTCTACACCACCTCTTGTAACTGATATACAAGTAGATCCGATTGCACCTGAGAATGTAACAGTTGTTTCACCACCTGCTGCCGTATAAGAGAAACTATTCACGCTTGAAGTTGATATTGTAGAACCTCCGTCTATGACTTGAGTTCCTGTTATTGCATAAGGGCCTGTGCCTTGTAATGCCAATGAATAAGTAGATGCACCCTCTACAGGAGCACTTAAGCTAATAGATGTGATATTAGCCGTTCCGCTTACTATCGAATATCCATAAGTATTACTATTATCTGCATTGTCATTATCTATTGAGAATCTTACATCTATTGAAGCTCTGTTTAATTGCTTCTGCATTAAAGCAAGATAGGAGTAACCGCTTAAGGCTATAAACCCATCACAATTAACTGTCCAAGATGTAATGTCATTTTTAAACTCTCTGAACCAAGCTGATGTTTGAGAGGTTACTTCTATTTGTTCAGTAGATGCCTCAAATGAGCAACTTGTAGAAGCTCCCATTGGAGTTCCTAATGGTATAGTTGTAGTTACTTGAGCTGGATTAGTAAATTGAGTATAAATGGTGATTTGGTTGGTAGTTGTACCTAGGTAAATAACCTTAACTATAAGCCTATCTGTCGAGCCTATAGTTGTTTCAGTAACTGTCATCGCCGTAGTATATAAGGTCTTTGTTAGGGCTGTCAATGTCGTTGTTGCCGATGTAAACAATAAGGTAGCAACGCTGCCATTGTATTTGTATAGCTCGTATTTAATTTGAGCTCCTGCAAAGGCAGTAACAATAGAATAATAAGCACTAAAGCTCCAAGTTCCTGATGGTATTGTAGTTACTCCAGGCTCTCCAGCATCTGTAATAAACGCAGCTATTGTACCTGCTCCTGTTTTAGTAAAATTTGATGAAGTTTGTACCTCTTGAGTTCTGCTCATTTGCTTACACACAATGCCATCAAAGACACCTCCACCAAAATCTCCATTAAAGAAATAGATAGCGTTACTATCATATTCATATAAAACTATATTCGTTCCGTTTATTACACTTGCCATTTTATTCGTTTATTCTTTAATTATAAGGTACTCCGTTTACTGTGAATGTTGTAGTTATTGTACTGCTGATTTCTACATTAGAAATATCCAATAAGGTTGCTTGAGTTTGGCAATTTACTATGTCAATAGTCATATTACCAGTCATATACCTTTTGTTTTGAATATTTATTTGTGCAGGATCGGTATCTAATATCTTTAATAGCTTATTAGCAGCAAAATTACCATTACTTGTTGTTATTCCAAATAGGTTACAATCTATATTTATTAAGTTTCTTCTATAATTGTTTATGTATTCTTTTATTATGGTTTGACTTAAACCATCCGTAGGTGCATTATAAGGGCCATAACGATACCATCCTGTTGCAGATATATAAGTACTATCTGAAAATTGCAGTATAGTGCCGTAGGCCATGTTTGCTTGTACTCTGTTTATGCCATCATCATCATAGATAGGATAACCTAATGGCAAATCAATATTTAATTGATATTGATTATTGGCATCAACTATTGATGTAGATTCTATTTTAGTTAAAGGTGATTCAAAAGTTAATTCAAATCCACCTATTTTTACATTTGTAGCACAATTTGCAACATCTTCTGTAAGCATATACATTACAGATAAACTACCATTTACTGGTATTGGAGGGGTGTTAATTGTTACTGAATTTATTTTTAATTCATCAAACTCTCCAACTTGATCTACTTCATAATAATTATCAAAAGGTGCTACTGAAGCATTTTGCCAAACACCATTTTTATTAATATAATATTGCGGTGCACCTGAACCTACGCCTGTTACTGATATTTGTATTTGACCTCTTACTTTTTGAGGTGTTTGAGCATAGAATGTTTGACTATAATTTATTTTATCGTTAGCAGTTACATACCCAACTAATCCTGTATGCACTTCACTAAAAGCGGTAATGCCAGAACCAACTCCCAATGTAATATTAAACCAATCACTTGCTTCGTATGGTTTACTTATTACCGCAACGCTACCACCTGTTCCTTGACTAAATGTTTGCCATAAAGTAGGAAACCCACTTGTTAGGCTTTTAAGATTAGGGTTAGAAATATAATTATTAGAATAAGTAATGTCATACTTATAATTAAAATTATTATAACCCTTTTTAAATAACTTAACTTGACTATTATCAGTAAAATAAACTCCGCTTGTATTACCTATGTATGCTTGAATTTCACTTAAAGTATTAAATGTTCCTGATGTAACCAATGTTCCACTTGCATTATATTCTGTGTAATATGTATAAGCAAAATAAGGATAAGCAGCAAATTCATTAACCGCTATAATCATCCACTTGCCATTAGCTTGATATATCTTACAACCAAACGACTTTAATATTTTAGTTAAAATCTCTAGGCAATTTTCGTATGTTTCATCATTATTTTGAAAGTAAACAGGCCTTAAATAGCTTTGATTAAACGGTTCGTATTGACTACCATTATCTCTATTTTGCATACCTGACGCATAATATGAACAAGCAGTATATAGATTTAATCCTGTAGGGAATCCTATTTTAGCTAAACAATTATATAAAAAATAAAGTACGCTTTGCGGACTTAACTTAGTATTACCTGCCACATTGGTTTCAGTATATGTAAATGGAATATAATCCAACATTCCTAAACCATCTATAGCATTAAAAGATAAACCTTTTCTTCCTGTAGTAAATGAATATTGAACATTATCACTTAGTACCCATCCTTGCCAATATACGCTTCCGTCTATCTTTAATTTTACTAAGTATTTTCTATCGTTTAATGTTGTAAAATCAGGTAAATTGTCTTGGTTGTCTGTTACATCAATACTAACATTTAACTGACTAGCATATATCGGTTCATAAATATCATCGCTTTTAGGTATATATTCTAACTGTATTGAAGTTGCAGGGTATTCAATTACCGATGCAACTGTATCATCAATATACATTTCAACTACCGCTATTTTATCATTTTTGTTTGCAGCGGTTATTTGGTATTTTAAGTTATATGCCACCTCTTCTTAGGTTTAATGATGAATTAGATCGTTGTAATGCCAAAACTAAATCATTCCCTCTTAATACAAACTCACCATTTCCTCCACCACCAATCATGTCTTTAAGTTTATCTAAGGGGGCAATAACCTCGGGGTTTGTTTTAGCACCTGGATACTCTCCTACTAATCCCATTGTAGGGCCACTAACTATACCGCCATTTGCAAATGGCATTGCACCGCCTTTTTCTTTAGGTGCTAGTTTGGCTTTTAAAACAGTACCTGCAATAACCAATCCTGCTCCTGCTACAATAGCTAAAACTGGATCTAATTTTGCCATTTCAA